CTTCACGCGGACACCGCAGGGGCGAAGGCTCCCCGGCGCTTGCGACGGCCCCGATTCGACCCGGGGTTCAAAGACCCGACCCCGAAGCGCAGCGAAGCGGAGCGAGGGGTCGGGTCGGAACCGGCAACGGGTGCGGAAACGGACTCGGCATCGGATGTGACCTGGCTCATATATACATATATATTCCACTACCCACACAACACGAGCGTCCTTCCCCCTGACTTCGTCAGGGGAAGGACGCGAGTGTGTGTGGGCGCGCGCGGGCGCGCAGGTTAGCAGATTCTGGGACCGGGTGCAAGCGCAAAACGGTGGGGTTGTTCACGGAATAGGGGTTTAAAAGTTAGACATTCATCACACCCATATCTGGGAATAGTATGCAGGCATACCGACTAATCCGAGCCATGGGGCCCGACACGCGGAAGTTGCGACGCGACACGCCCGAGTCAGGGGGAACATGTAACTTGGCATACACATTTTGACATAAGCATTATTTACCCTTCCAACCGTGCTTAAAACGCCGTGACCGCGGTCACTTTCTCACTATGCGGACAACTGTCTCAGCATGTGTCACCGGAGTATGGATGTGATTCAGGGCACGTAAAAGGGCCCCTCCCGATCTGGGAGGGGCCCTCGTGGGTAGGTCTCAGGAGTGCTTCGGCGGTCGATTGCGGGCCGGTCGCCGGGCCCCCGTCTTCGTCATCGTGCCGGGGAAGGTCGGGTCGAGGCGTCGGGCTCGCCTGAGCCAGCTGTCGACGGTGTAGATGCTGCGGCCCAGCTCCTCGGCGATGTCGGTACGGGTCTTGCCCCCCTCGATCATGGCTCGCAGGGTCTCCACCGGCAGCCCTCGGTACTGGTTGCCACCTCGGGCGGGCTTCTCGCGCCTCTCAAGCACGTTTGCGGCGATTTCACAGAGGGTCCTGTGGGGAACACTGTCGGGGAAGCGAACGCCCTCGTCAGGGCGGCACAGAAGGTTCACGACGTGGTAGCGGCCGCCGCTGTCAGGCTCCTCGGTGATCTCGACCCAGTACTCGATCTCGTTCTTGCTGTCGCGAATCTGGACGGCTGGGCGGCCCTGGAAGGTGGCCGGGCGGGCGGGGTAGGTGCGAAGTGCGTTGCGCATGGTGTCTCCTAAAGTGTGGTGTAGATCTCTGTGGACTTTGGGAATACGTACTTTCTCCAGTGTTTCCAACGTATTCCCGGTTCTGAGGATTTGAGACGCATGTCTCAGAGGTGTGGGGTAGGTATCAGACCTGCGGGAGCGGGTCGTCCTCGTCGTGCAGGTCGTGGACGCCCCAGCGGGTGCCGGCCGACGGGCCGGCCACGATCGGTACGTCCATCTGGCAGTCGAGCGGGCGCAGGAAGGTGTTCACGTCCTCCATCCGGCGCTTGCACTCGACCAGAATCTCCTGCCAGCGGTCCTCTGGGACCTCGATGCAGATTTCGTCGTGTACGGTGGCAACGACGTGCGCTCCCTTGACCTTGGGCAGCGGGTAGCCGGGCAGGGTGCCCATGATCGACGCCGCGGCCATCTGCATGAGGTCCGAGCCGAAGCCCTGCACGGGGCTGTTCAGGGCGTTGCGCTCGGCGTGAGAGGCCTTGAACGAGCTCTTCGAGTACAGGTCGCTGAGCCACTGCGTGCGCCCGATGGGGGATGTCACGTAGCCGCGCTCGTAGGCCCGACGCTTCGCCTTCTCGTGCCACTGACGCATGCCGTCCCACATCTCGAAGAACGCGCTGTGAACGGCCTGCGCCTCGGCCAAAGTGAGAGAAACGTCATAGGCGGTGGCGGCGTAGGACTGGAAGCCTCCTGGGCTCATGCCGTAGAGCAGGCCGAAGTTGCCGGCCTTGGCGCGCTTACGCTCCAGGGAGGTGACATCTTCCGGCGCCTTGCCGGCGATCTTCGCGGCGAGGAGTCTGTGAAGATCGTCACCACGCTGGAACGCCTCGATCATCGGCTGCGAGCGGGAGACGAACGCCGCCACGCGCAGCTCGACCTGGCTGTAGTCGAGGTCGAGCAGGACGTGGCCGGGTCTCGGGATGAACGCTGGTTTTAGTGACGCAGCGCACTGCTGGAGATTGGGTGACGAGCAACTCAATCTGCCAGTTTTTACAAATCCCACGTTGTAGGTGGCGTGGATCACGTTGTTATGGTCACGCAGCTCCAACCACGAGCGGAGGAACTCCAGCGTCTTGGTCGCGTCTCGGTGGCGCAGCAGGGCGTCGGCGGCGGGGGACCCCTGACGCTGCTGGGCGATGAGGACCGCCTTGTTCCACTGAGCGTTGCCGGAGTCCGTGCGGGCCGTCACACGCAGGTCGCCGGCCTCGATGGCCTGGGCCACGAAGCCCTGGAACCACTTCGACGTCGCGGCCGTGGTTACGCCGTCCTTCGCCGGCGCCGGAGCGGGGGCGGTCCCGTACAGGCCGAGGATGTCCTCGCACGCCTTCAGGCGCAGGGCGTCCATCTCCTCGATCTTGGCGTGGACCCAGTCCACATCAAGGAGGAAGCCCCGCTGCTCCACCTTTGTGAGAGTCTTCACAGTAGGCATGGCGACGTAGGTGGCGACCTTGCCGAGGCGGGCCATCTGGATGTCGTCGGAGTCGAAGGGCTCCTCGTCTCCGGTGAGGAACATCTGGTCGCGGTGCTCCTGCTCGATCTTCCAGGTGTAGTAGGTGTCACGCGCCGCGTACTCGCCGAGCTGGATCAGGTCCACCTGCTCGGCGGCGCCGGGAGTGCTCAGGTCGAAGTCGTCCCACTCCTCGATCCCGAAGTCGCGGGCGGCGCGAATCTTGAGGCGGGTGCGGGCCTCAGTGTCCACCAGCTGGGACGAGACGGCCGTGTCCCACTCGATCCGGTCGGACAGGTCCACGCCGGTCTGAGCGAAGACCCAGCGCGCGTCGAACTTGATGTTCGCGTTGACGAACGGCTTCCCGCTGCGGTTGATCTCGCGGCCGATGATCGCCATGACCTTCCGCCACGCACCGAGCAGGGGGCTGGCCGGGTGCGAGAGGGGCACGAGGTAGGTCATCGGCTGCTCGCCGTCGAAGGTTCGCCAGTCGTAGGCGCCGGCCGCGGCGCGCTCGGCGTTCGGGAGGGTTAGTGAGGCCAGGACGATGCGCGCCGGGTAGCCGCCGTTGGTGTCGCCGCCGGCCTCGGCGTACTCGTCCAGGCCGGTGGTCTCCAGGTCCATGACGATCTCGGAGGACTCGTGGATCGCGCCCACGAGGGCCTTCAGGTCCCCCCTGCCCCAGACCCAGGTGATCGGGCCGCAGGGCGTGTGTGAGCCTTGGGCGGCCTTCCTGGCCCGGCTCACGACCTTCTCCAGGTCCATGATGCTCATGACTGCTCCTATCTGGGACGGCGGATGCCGTCGCCGGGTGATGGCTACAGCCTACATTTTGTGAGGTGACGGGTAAAGTGCTCACAACTTTCAGGCGGGGTGATCCAGGCAACAGAAAACCCCCGGGTAGTCAATCCGGGGGTTTCTGGCGGCGTCTTTGCCGGTACGGTCCGACTCCCTAAGGGAGCCCGGGAGTCAGACCTCACGCAGGAGAGAGACTAGCACGTCCTGTAGGTTGCCGACCTGGTAGGAGTACTCGACGCCGGTCTTGCGCGAGTAGACCTCCAGGGTCCACAGGGGCCAGTGGCCGCGCTTCTCATCTGACTCGGTGAGGGTCAGCACGAGGTCCTTACCGTTCTCCGCCAGCACGGCCGGAGAGTCGTCCTTCGTCACGACGCTGACGTAGCGAAGGTAGGGGTGCAGGGCGTTGGCCCAGGCTGAGGCGGACACACGCCGCTCGGTCAGCGGGGTGAGGTTGCCGGGGAAGGCGAGGTGATTGGTCGAGATGGAGGTCATGGGGTTCTCCTGAGTAGTGAGGTGGGCATCTCCAAGGTAACCGGTAACGCCGCAGAAGGCAATTCGCCCCGCAATGGGCACGTGGTAGACGTCACTTAGGTATCGATTCCGCCTCCGATTTGTGGAAAAGGCTGGGGACGGGGATAAACTGTCCCCAGCATTCCCAGCAATCCTGAGATTGGAGACCCGTGAGCCCGCTGGACGAGGCGATCATCGCCAATGATGCGCTCCCGGAGCGTGAACGCAAGACGAACCAGGACCTGGCCGACGAGTTCAACACCTCCGAGGCTACGGTGCGCCGTCACCGGCGCGCCCTGAAGCGAAAAGGCCGCGACGAGCTGGCCCGGGACGAGTTCTTCGACCTCCCCGTAGGCGCCATTACGAAGCGTGGCAAGACGGTTCGCCTCGCCGACGGCTCCTACGAGAAGATCGAGTACCGGCCAGGCACCCTCGAGATGGAAGAGGCCAAGCGCCTCTCCTACGAGGACCTGGAGCCCGTCTTCCGGGAGCCCCTGCTGCCTAGGCCGGCCAGGCTCCTCGACAAGGGAGAGACCTTAATTGTCTGCATGGCGGATTTTCAGATCGGGAAAGCGGCCAGCGGCGGGGGCACTGAGGATACGGTCCGCCTCGTGCGCCGGGCGATCAACGACATCGCCCACGACATCGAGAACGTAGGCCAGTATGAACGCATCATCCTCGCCGACGTGGGTGACAGTACCGAGGGATTCTGGAACGTCGCCAGCCAGGCTCAGACCAATGACCTCAGCCTCACCGACCAGATTCGTACCGTGCAGCGACTCTATGCCGAGGCATTGCGGACCTTCGCACCTCTGTGCTCGTCCCTGTACTACGTCGCTGTGCCGTCCAACCACTGCGCGGTGAGGGTGGGACCGGGCAAGAACAGCCGCGCCAACGCTCCCGATGACGACTTCGGCATCATGATCTCCCACAACATCGAGGACGTCGTTGAGGACCGACCGGGCTTCGAGCACGTGCAGTTCTTCCGCCCCGAGAAGTGGGAGGAGGCCGTCACCGTGGACGCCGCCGACGGCACCCGCATCGGCTTCACACACGGCCACCTGGCAGGCTCACAGTCCAAGGTGCCGGGTTGGTTCAGGGACCTCGCGTTCGGCCGCCGTAGCGGCCTCTACGACGCGCGCATCCTGGTCCACGGCCACTGGCACAACTTCGCCGTGAGTCAGGCGGGGGACGCCCGATGGATCATCTCCTGCCCGAGCGCGGACCGCGGCTCCGACTGGTGGACGAACGTCTCCGGGGACTCCACCAAGCCGGCCATCCTCACCTTCGAGGCCCAGGGCGGCAACGCCTCAGCCTGGGAGCTCTACTCCTGAAGGGTGCAGAAAGGCCCCCACCTCGGCGGTGGGGGCCTTTCCATGTCTCATGCGATCTTACGGATCACGACGTCGTGGACGTATAGGGCCGTGATCGGGGCGTCCATCCAGATACCCCACACGTCGCCTAGCTTGTCGTCCACCTTCTTCGGCTCGATGTCGAGCTTCAGAGTGAGGTGGTCGCCCTTCTTCACGGTCAAGGTGTCGATCTTCGAACCCTGATCGACCTGGGCCGGGTGTCCCTCCTCCTGATAGCGGCGAGCCGTCCAGAGGTTCACCTGTGCCTCCTCCTCGCCGAAGTTGCCCCCGGGGAAGGAGTAGCGCATCGTCAACAGCCACTTCCCGTCCGATGGCTTCAACTGGTCCAGACCAGGCACGAGGGCGGGGTGCTGGAAGTCGAGGCGCACGCCGTCGCCAGTGTCCGCTGCACTGATCTTCGGCCACTCCCCGATCGGCGGGAACAGGTCGTCAGCGTGCGAGATGGGCCGCTCCGAGCGCACAATGACTGTGCCGAGCGGAGTGTCGGCTGGGACGGCCTGCCCCTCGTCTAGTCGCAGCACGCGAGGGAACACGGCCAGGTTCTTGGCTAGAGCCTGGGTCAGCTCCTCGGCGTGCTCGGCGATGCGCTTCGTGGCCTCCCCGTCGGCCTTCGTCTGCTCAGCTGCCGATCGTGTGGCCCGGATGGAGTCACCCATGGCGGACACCTGCCCCCTGGAGGCGTACGCCTCGTCTGCGGCGGCCTTCGTCAGAGCGGCGCCGGCGGCGGCCTTGGCCTCATCCGCCACGGCCCGGGCGGCTCGAATCGAGTCGCCCATGGCCGCCGTCTGAGTCTTCGGAGTGTACGCGGCGTCAGCGGCCTCCTTCGTCAGCGCCTTGCCGGCCAGCGCCTTGGCGCCGTCGGCCGCGGCCTGGGCGGCGG